GCATTTGCCACGCCGTTCGACTTCCAGGCCGATCCCGGCTATGACTTTCGCCTAGCTGAAGGCATGAAGGGCATCAATAACAGTGCTGCGGCGCGCGGCGGTGTGCTGTCCGGGGCGGCGCTGAAGGCAGCAAGCAAGTACAACCAGAATTTCGCCTCCAACGAGTACCAGAACGCATTCAACCGCTACGAAACGACCAACACCGACCAGTACAATCGTTATATGCAGGACAACACGACTGCGCATAACAAGTACATGGAAGAGAACACGGCCGCCTATAACCGCTACAACACCGACAACACGAACCAGTACAACCGGTACATGCAGGACAACACCGGCCAGTACAACCGTGATGTGACGAACCAGACGAACCAGTACAACCGCCTGGCATCCCTGGCGGGCGTCGGGCAGACTGCTGCGAATCAAATGAGCAATACCGCGCTGCAGACCGGCCAGCTCGTCGGCAATAACCTGATGACGACTGCAAACCAGATCGGCCAGAACACCATCGGCGCCGGTAATGCGGCGGCGGCCGGGCAGATCGGCCAGGCCAACGCACTGACAGGCGGCATTTCCAGTGCATACAACATGTATCAGCAGAATCAGATGATGAACCTGTTGGCCCAACGAGGCAGCGGCTACAACCCGACCACGGGCGTTGGAGCGGGAGCCGGATACGGTAACACTTCCGCTTACAGCAATTACGCGCCAACTGCTGCAGCCAACGGCGCATGGGGGATTGAATAATGGCAGTCGATAGCTCTATTGCATTGCAGGCGCAATTGCCGAAGTTCGACAACCCGCTGACGCAGTTCGCGCAGGTTTCTGCCATCCAGCAGGCGCAGAATCAGAACCAGCTTGCGCAATACACGCTCGCCAAGGCGCAGCGCGACGACGACGAGGCGCAGGCCGTCCGCAATCTGCTGACGCAATCCGGCGGCGACCTGGAAAAAGGGAAAAATGCGCTGATGAGCGCTGGCTATTACAAGCCGGCGCTTGAGCTAGGGAAGACGCAGCTTGAGCAGCAGGCAAAGCAGGCTGCAATCAAAAAGGATCTATCTGCTACTGCCGAGACAGACGGCAAGGTTGCGATTCAGCGACAAGAAGCCATTGGCAACACGCTCGGCGCGATTGCGCAAATCCCGAATGTCACGCCACAGCATGTCGTCAACGGCATTCGGCATTTAGTTGACATTGGATCGATTCAACCGGAAATGGGGCAGAAGATCGTCGCCAGCATTCCGCAAGACCAAAGCCAGTTGCAATCATGGCTGCTGACTGGCCGCAATGCCGTGCTAAAGGCTGCCGACCAGATGAAGTACACCACGCCGACTGCTGACGCCAAGCTGCAATCCGAAACGTCGATCAAGACAACCGGCATGAACAATGCTGCCTCGCGCGCCAATAATGCCGACAACATCAGCAAGGATCTGACGGTTGCGGGCGTCGGGCCGGATGGCAAGGTGAGCGATGATGTCGAGACGATGGCGCAAGCTATAGCAGCCGGAAAGCTGCCGCCGCTGAGTGGCTTTGCACTCGCCAAGCCGCGCGGGCAAGCCATCATGGGCCGCGCGATGGAGATCAACCCGACCTATGACGCGGGCGACTATGCTGCAAAGAATGCCGCGCTCAAGGGCTTCAGCACGGGCAAGGAAGGCACGGCGCTGCGCTCGTTCAACGTCGCCTCCGATCACCTCGACACGCTCGGCCAGATGGCGGATGCGCTCAACAACGGCAACACGCAGATCCTGAACAAGATCGGCAACGCTTGGGCGGCGCAGACGGGTGGCACGGCGCCGACCAACTTCAACGCCGTGAAGGAAATCGTCGGCAAGGAAGTCGTGAAGGCGATTGTCGCGGGTGGTGGCGGCGTTGCAGAGCGCGAGGAGCTATCGAAGCTGCTGGAAAGCGCGAACTCGCCGCAACAGCTCAAGGGTGTGATCGGCCACTTCAAGGAGCTGATGGATGCGCAGCGTTCCGGCTTGATGGACCAGTATCAGCGCACCACTGGCCGCACGGATGGTGACACGGTGTTCGCGCCGTCGAAGAAGCCGCCGCAGCAGCAAGTCGCTGAGGCTGTCGCCAATGGCACGAGCGCGAAGCTTGGCGCCATGCGCCCCGTGCAAGTCAATAACGCTGCCGACTATGCCGCACTGCCGTCCGGGACCGTCTATACGGCGCCGGACGGCTCGCAAAGGACGAAACGATAATGGCGAATCCCTGGGACAGTGATCCGATTTACAAGCCGCTGGCGAAAGCATCGGCTCCAGCGGCAAACCCTTGGGACAATGATCCTGTTGTTCCGCCTCCTAATGAGCAAGACGGCACGCTGATGAAGCTCGCCAAGGGCGCCGCGATGGGCATAGCCGACATCGGTAACACGGCTATCAATGCCGGCGTCGGTGCGCTTACCCTGGGCGGCAATGTCCTGCCTTCTGTCGCGCAATGGAACCGCACGCGCAATGCGGACATGGACTACATCACGCAGCAGAACAAGGGATCGACCGCGTTCCAGGTCGGGCGCGTCGGCGCCAATGTGGTTGCTACGCTGCCAGTGGGCGGCATTCTTGGCAATGGCGTCAAGGCTGTTGCCGCGATGCCGGAGGCTGCCGCACTCGCCAATACGCTCGGCATCGATGGCTTGGCTGCTGGTGGCAATGCCTTGGGCAATGCAATTGCCTCGGGCGGCTTCAGCACAGGTGCGGCGCCGGGTGTGCTGAATATGATCACGCGCGCAGCAGGAGGGGCAATCAACGGCGGCGCATCGGCGCTGCTCGTCAATCCGTCCGATGCCGGAAAGTCTGCGATTATCGGCGCTGCGCTGCCTCCTGCTTTGTCTGCTGCTGGAAAGGTGATGGGAACAGCTGGCCGAACAGTCGGCGCAATGGTCCAGCCATTCACAGAAAAAGGGCAGGATGCGATTGCTGGAAAGATAATCCGCAAGTTTGCGGATGGCGGCCCGATTGCGATTGATGCCTCTGAACTCGTTCCCGGCTCTGTGCCGACACTGGCTGAAGCAACTGGAAATGCTGGAATCGCTACCCTACAGCGCGGAACAAGGGACTTGCGGCCAAACGCCTTTGTCGAGCGCGAGTCAGCCAATGCCGCCGCCCGCAATGGCCTGTTTGATCAAGTTGCGGGCGACCCTGGCGCGATTGCCACGGCAATAGACGCACGCGACAATGCCGCCAATGCGCTCTATGGGCAAGCATTCGCAGCGGATTCGATGCGCCGAAACCTTGCCGCTGGTGCGCAGGCCACAAAGGCGCCCTTTGCCGGAGTCGGCCTGTCTGCTGCGCCGGAAGACCTAGCAACGCCGGGACTGCGGGAACTAGCAAGCCGTCCCATGTTCAAGCAGGCAGTCGAGGATGCGAAGCGCCTGGCAGCGAACAAGGGCGTGTCTCTGGATGACCCACTGCAATCGCTGGAAGGGCTGCACTACATCAAGCTTGCACTCGATGACGCGCTGAACCCGACTGCGAAAACGGCGATGGGGCGCAATGCCAGCAGCGCGATCATGGATATGCGCGACAAGCTCGCCGGAGAACTGGCAAAGGTATCGCCGCTCTATGGCAATGCGCGGCAGACGTTTGCTGACATGAGCCAGCCAATCAATGCGATGGAGTCGCTGCAGGGCTTGAAACTCACCGATGCGCGCGGGAACATGACGCTTGCCAAGGTGAAGAATGCGATTGACAGCCTAGAGGCCAAGCGGGCTGCGCCTGGTGTCGATCCGGCAAAGTCGATCACGGACGATCAACTGTCGGCGCTCAGGGCAATCCATGACGACCTGCTGCGGCAATCCAATCTCGGCGCCGGTCGCTCTGCGGGCTCCAACACGTTCCAGAACATCGCCACGGATAACATTCTCTCCACGCTCCTGCCTGGCAGTCTTGGCCCTGCGGTCACTGGAAAGATCGGCGGTGTTGTCGGTCAAATGGGCAAGCTGGCATACAGCGGCCCAAATGAGGCAATCAGAAACCGGCTGGTTGAGATGATGCTACAGCCACAGAACGCACAGAACGCGCTCTTTCCTCCGCCTGCGCAGTTGGGGCGGATCGGCACAGGATTTAACGCTCTGGTCGATTCTGCTGCGCCTGTGCTTTATCGCGCCGCGCCTCTTCTATCGTCTTCCCGGTGACGAACGCATAAACGAAGTTAACGATTGCGACGATGGCGACGAGCGCAACGGCTTTATAGAGCATGAAGTCGGAAAAAGTCATTTGAGCAATATATCACGCCCGCCCTGCGCGGGCTTTTTCACGCCTAAAGGAAACGCACATGGCAGGCAGCCTGTTACCGCAACCGAAGCAGACCTTTACCGACGACGCTGGCAAGCCGCTCGTCGGCGGGCAGATTTACACCTATGCGGCCGGCACGCTGACGCCGAAAGCGACCTATCAGGATGCCGCGCTGACGATAGCGAACACGAACCCGGTGATTGCGAATGCGCGCGGCGAGGTCATCATGTACGGCGCCGGAACCTATCGCCTGATCCTGAAGGATAAGCAGGGCAATACGCTATGGGACCGCGACAATATCGAATCAGTCGCATCCGCAGTCGGGGCGCAAATTGGCGGGCTATCTGGCGGGGCTGGTGCATCGCTGGTTGGCTACCAGCAGTCCGGCACAGGCGCCGCGGCGCGCACGGTGCAGGACAAGCTGCGCGAGTCGGTCAGCGTCAAGGACTTCGGCGCGAAGGGTGATGGCACGACGGATGACGCGCCGGCATTCCGCGCGGCGGCGGCTTACCTGGAATCCTTCGGCGGCGGCACATTGCGCGTGCCGGCAGGCACCTACAAGTGCTCCAGCACGGACCCGGATATGGAATGGCCGAAGGACGAGCGGCACATTGTCTACATCGGCTCCAATACTGTGATCGAAGGGGACAGGGGCGCGGTGTTCTGGCTCGATGGCGATACGCTGTGCAAGCAAACCTTGTTCACGACTGGCGGCAACCGCTTCAACTGCATCGGCATCAAGAAGGGCGCCAGGTTCTCGGCGGTGCGCGGCCTGCGCTTCACGACGAACGGCTGGGTGCTCGACATTGGCTTTCGCACCTGTTTTGGCGTGACGGTCGGCGGCGATGATTGCGAAGTGAGCGGCAATTACTTCGACAACATGCCGGGCCATAACATGATCGGCGTCGGCTACAACAACCCGTCCTGGCCTGCCTATAACTATCTGCCGGCCGGCATCGTCATCAAGGGCAACACGTTCAAGAACGGGTCCAAGAACGTGCCGGGCAATGCCAATGCCAATGACTGCAGCTTCGTCTATCTCAACTCCTTGGGCGCCGTCGTCAGCGACAACCGCTTTTACAACGAGTCTGAAGCGGTGATTAACTGCGGTGGCGTGGAGCTGCACGGCTCGAACATCCACGTTCGCAACAATACGTTCACGAACCTGTACCCGGCCATCTATACCGGCTGGCAAACCGCGGATGGAAAGGTATCCGAGGGTAACGAAATTACCGGCAACACGTTCACTACCTGCGCCGGGGGTATCCAGACGATTGACGAGCATAGCGGGCTAGTCATTTCGGGCAATACCTTTGTCAACGTCCTGGCGACCAGCGCGGCCAAGAACTACGGCCTGGCGATCTACTCGACGTTGCTTGACAGCGGCGTTTCCGGTGGCGCCTGCGTTGGAACGAAGATTAGCGGCAACCACTTCCGCGAATCGGTGCCAACCTACAAGGCCGCTATCAATGTGGCGGGCCTACAGGCGTCGATCATTGCGGAAAACACGTTCGACGGCATCATCAACTGCATCAATATTCCAGGCGCGTCCGATGTCGTTGCCAACGGTATCGAAGTGCGACACAACGTCGCGACCAATCCGCCGGCTTCTCCTGCGTATTACTCGGCCCTGGTCTGCCTGAATGGCTCGGATACATTTGCCAGCACGGTAAAGAATGTGGTGGCGCGCGGCAATATGCTGCTGGCCGGCGCTGGCACGATCAACACCTCCATCGGCAATGCTTCCGGCACGCAAAGCACGCTGTCGAACGTGGTCTTTTCAGAAAACACCACGATCAATGCGCAGGACGCCATTCTTGGCACGCAAGCAGCGCAAGTGATCTTTGAGGCGGTGGCGGGCGTGGATTTCCCGACCGCCTGGACGCAATCCAGCGGCCTGCAGCCGGCCATCGGCAATGGCGCGATCAAGTTCGTTTATCAGCGCCGCGGCAAGAAGGTCGATGTCTGGTTCCGGCTGGCGGCGGGGTCGGCCACGGTCTTTGGCAATAGCGCGGCGCCGTGGGAGTTTTCGCTTCCGTTCACGGCGTCGGCGCAGTTCGCCGAGCAGAATGCCGTGGTCGAAGTCTACGATGGCGCGTCGGGAACGACGATGGTATCGGTGCTGGTTCCGGGCAGCGGTACAAAATTCCGCATGAACTACAACGGGCAAACCGTGCGCAAGGATTGGCCGGTCACATCCACGGCGGCCCTGGTGATTCACGGGCAGTTCAGCTATCTGGTGGACTGAAGCGATGGGAACCGGGCCGGCATAGTTGCGACATGGCAACCGTGCCGGACTGGTTCCCGGCTATACTGCGCCCCTTCTTTGTTGCGCTGCCTTGTCTTCATGAAAACCGCCCGTTCTGCGCCGCTCTTTCTGCTGTTTGCGCTGTCCCTATTTTTGCCCACTTCGCTGCATGGCGTGATCAGTTCGGCGCTGGCCGGGTTCTGGTTTTTGGTGTGCATCGCCGGGCTGGCGGTCATCGTTTGCCGCCTTCGGCCGCTGCCTATCCTGAAAAGCAATTTTGTCATCGGCCAGGTGCTGATCGCGCTGCTACTGCTTTTTACGCTGTTGTCGCCGTTGAATGGCTTGGCGCTCGGGGCGGTGGTGCCGTATCTTGGCTTTGCCACTGTGCTGTCGGTGAATTATCGCCGGCTGCAGGTTGGCCCGTTCTCGATGCGGATCTTTGCGCTGCTGGCGGCGGTGCTGCTGGTCCTCGGATGGGGAACGGTATGTGGCAGCGCGGCTATCAATGGGGCGCTGGAGGCGAATTATCAGATGTACTACGATGAATTATTCGAGCAGATGGTGGGATGGTACGCCAAGCCGGTGTCGGTCTATGCCACGCATTCGCTGTCGGCCTTTGCCTATTTTGCCTTTGCGGTGACGTTCTTCCGGCTGGCGCAAGGCGAGGTCCGGATAGGACTGCGGCTGCTGTGGATCATGCTCTGCCTCGGGTTTGCGCTGCTGATTCCGTTTCTGATGTCAAATAGCGCCATTGGCTTGACCGTCATCCTGACGCTGCTTTTTTTCTGGTATCTATTCAAGAGCGGGCGCCTGTTTCTGCTTGCTGCGCTCCTGCTGGCTGCTGCTGTCGCGCTGGCGTTGTATGGAGCACCCTTGTTCGCGCTTGTCGATGCGACGTTCCAAGTGCAGGATATTTTCAGCAGCAATCTAAACGGGTTTGCCGGTCGGTTCTCCACGGATTCGCGGCTCAGCTCAACTTACCGCTACCTGATGGAATACAGCTTCTGGCCGGTCGGCCTGAGCAATGATCCGGCCATCAGCTTTGGCGATAACTTCATTGCGGAATACATCGTGCGACTGTCGCCGATTGGCTATGTGCTGATTCTGGTGATGCTCTATCGTTTTTTGAGGGCGAATCTGCAATCGAAGCGGATGGCGCAGGCATTCTTTCTCTTCTTCTTGATGGGCGATCAGAGTTTCCCACTGCTGACGAGCTTCCGGTTTTTGTTCATGTTGCCAGTGCTGGTGCTGCTATGGAATGGCGCGGCACAGTTGGGCACGGTCAAGCCGCGCCGGCTTCGATTTGTGCGGCGGCGGATTTTCGCTGCAAGGCCGGCATGACCTAACGATTAGCTTCTCGATCCACAAACCGCCTTCGGGCGGTTTTTTTACGCCTAACGAAAGGGCGCCCATGCCTGAGCCGCAAAAGAGAATCCGTTTCGACGGGACCATTAACCTCGGCCACATCCTGACCGTGGTCACGTTCATCGGTGCCGGCGCCGTCGCCTGGAACACGATGGACAAGCGCGTAGCAATCCTCGAAGAGGCGCGATTGGTGCAGAAGGCGATCGACGCGCGGCAGGACGAGGAGCGCGCAGACATCAAGCGCACCGTGCGGGAGGACATGAAAGAGATTATCCGCAAGGTGGACATCCTTGTTGAACGGAGGGGGTGATATGCAATTTGTCGAAAACTGGGACGCAGTCCTAAAAAAAGCATGGAGCATCAAGTTCACCGCGCTTTCCATCCTGGCGAGCGCGGCCGAAGTTGTTGTTCAGATGATCCAGCCGGCCGGCATCCCGAACGGGATGTTTGCCTCGATCGCGGCTGGCATTTCGGTGTGCGCTGGCGTGGCGCGGCTGCTTGCACAGCAGGAGGTATCCGGTGCTGCCAAATCGGAATAAGCGCGCGGCCGGATGGTGCGCGCTTGCCGTTGCCTGCGTATCGGGTTTCGAGGGGCTGCGCACCGTCGCCTATAGCGATCCGGTCGGCATCCCCACGATTTGCTTCGGCGAGACGAAGGGCGTGCGGCTCGGCCAGCGCGCGACCGTGGACGAGTGCCGCGGCATGCTGGCCGACTCGCTGCAGATCGCCAACCGCGGCGTTGACTCCTGCGTGCATTCCTACCTGCCGGATACGCGCCGCGCGGCGCTCGTCTCCTTCGCCTACAACGTGGGCGTGACGAGCCTATGCGGTTCGACGCTCGTGCGCAAGCTGAATGCGGGCGATGTGCGCGGCGCCTGCAACGAGCTGCCGCGCTGGAATCGGGCCGGGGGGATCGTTCTTCCTGGGCTGACTAAGCGGCGCGAAGCTGAGCGCGAACTGTGCCTGCAGGGGGAAATATGAATCCGATCGGAGTCGGTGCGATTGCCGCCGCGCTGGCGTTCGCCATCGGCACGGGCGCCGGCGTGAAGCTCAGTGCCGACCACTACGCCGCCAAGGAGGCGAAGAAGCTGAAGGATGCATCTGACGCATACGAGGCGCGCACGGAAGAACTCAACGCGGTATCCGCTGAACTTGAAAGGGCGAAAAGTGAGAAGCAAGTCATTTACCGCACGATCACCAAGCGCGTGCAGACGTATATCGACCGTCCTGTGTATCTGCATGACTGCGTCGATGATGACGGGCTGCGCGACATCAATGCCGCGCTCGCAGGCGCCGATCCCGGCAAACCTGCTGCAGCCGTGCCCGCCACTGACGCCGCTCGAAGGAAAGACGGGCGCTGACATGCTGCACAAGCTGGTCGAAGTTGGCGAAGCCTACAACTCCTGCGCCGATGGCAAGGCCGCGCTGATTAAGGCGGTGCAATGACATGCGCTCCAACTGCTTTTTATTCGCCATAGCGTTCTGCTGGCGGCGCCGCAAGAAACGAGATTGGCACTTCAGCGTCCGCATGAGCAAGAACGGGCCATTCCTCCATGCGCTCTGCGGGCGCGTTACCCAAGACGGCAAGGTGCGCCTTGTCTCCTATACGCCGCGCTATCCGGTTAAGCGCAAGGTTCCGCCGCCGCTGTTTGACGGCTTCGTGAAATGGGGTGATCGTTGAAGATACTCGTCCTGCCTGATTCGCAAGTGAAGCCCGGTGTCAGCCTTGATTATCTGCGCTGCATCGGCCGGTACATCATCGACAAGAAGCCGGATGTGATCGTGCATATTGGCGACTTTGCCGACATGCCGAGTCTGTCATCCTATGACAAGGGCAAGAAGTCGTTTGAAGGCAGGCGCTACAAGGTCGACATCGCCGCGGCGCGCGCCGGCATGGATATACTGCTCGGTCCGATGCGGGAATATAACGCGATGCGGGCCAGGAACAAGAAGGCGCAATATCAGCCGCGGATGATCCTGACACTTGGGAATCACGAAGAACGCATCCTGCGCGCGATCGAGAACGAGCCGCTTCTCGATGGGACGATCGGCATCGAGGATCTGCAGTATGCCGAGGCGGGATGGGAAGTGTATCCGTTTTTGGAGATCGTCACCGTGGCATCGGTTGCGTTCAGTCACTATTTCCAGACGGGTGGCATGGGCCGTCCGGCCGCGTCCGCGCAGGCCATGCTGACGAAGAAGTTTATGTCGTGCGTTGCGGGGCATCAGCAGGGCCGCAGCATGGCAAGCGCCTATCGCGCAGACGGGAAACGCATCACAGCAATTATTGCGGGCTCATGCTACGACCACGAGGAAAGTTATCTCAACCAGGCGAACGCGCACTGGCATGGTTTGGTGATGCTGCACAATGTCAAGGATGGTGAATTTGACGAATGTTTCGTGCCGCTGCACTACCTGAAAGAGAAATACGGGAATGCTGTGCCGGCGTGAGGCTTTCCGGGTATGCTGACCGTTAAGCTGGCGAATAACGGTCAGTAGACATAATCCTGCGGTAATGCTCGTTATGCGTCAGCGGGATTTTGGCTGTGGCGCGAACAGCGCGAGCAGGCGCTCCACATCTTTCATGCTGTCAAAGTTCGCTTCCCATGCCTCCAGGTGCCCCTCCCAGCCTGACTCTGGCCCCATGTCGATCTGCTGCTGCACTCTCTGCTTTTCGCTTAGGAGCGCGAGGTAGAGGCGGTGCCGGTCGTGGTCATCCAGTTCATAGTGCATTTTTCATTGCTCCTTGTTATTTGCGACATAACCCCGGTTATGCGTCGTTTTTGGATTGCTTAAACGGAACCACGTTTTCTAGTTCCCGCCGTACACCGCCTGCATCACGGAATGCCAGCCATTGCTTGTAATGCGTGTCGCAGTAGTGCAGATTCGGGCCAATTTCATGGCTATGCGTTTCGCAAATGCTACGGTCACAGGTCTTGCCCTTGCCGACTGGGTAATCGCATAAGTTCTCGCCAACATCGGCACAATCGGCGCAATGCGGTCCGAGATCGCCGCAAATGAACATGCGCCCACCGTCTTTTGTTTTCGGTATATAACAGGGCATCTTGTTGTACTTTCTATAACATTAAACAGAATGGATATTATGCGTCGTTGGTATAGCGCCAGATCGTGGCGGAAATTAGGCAACCCCACCAGCCAAGCATCCACGCCGCATCCGGCATTTCCCCTGCAAGCCAGCGACTCCCGAAGCCGAGCGCCACGACCGCGAACAATCTAAGCATTTTGTTCCCCAGGTGATGCGACGCGAAGCAGGAGCGCGTTCCAACCGTGCAGAGTGCAGGCGATGGCTCGTTCTCCATTGCAACCGTGATCGTATTGACAGCATGCGTCGGACGCACAATTTCCCCGATGCATAATGCGCTATCACGTTGTGACGCATCCTTCTCCACTGCGGCCATCGCCGCCTGCCAGCCTTCCCACTTGTCTCTGACCTTCTCATCGATGTAGCAGCCGGCATTGTCCTTTTTGGCTTGCCGCGAGGACAGTTGAAAGTGCGCCTCGAATTGAGCGCGGGTATCGGTCATTTCGGTTCTCCCCCGTCTGCTATCGCTGCCGCCGCTCGCACGATGGCGCGACGAGTAGCTGCATAAGGGTCACCGTTCCAATCTTCCAGTGAAACTCCGGGATGATGGATCGATTGCGCATATGCCTGTTCTTGATTGCAATGCGTGGCAAGGCGAAGCTCCAGCTTCACTGCCAGCCGTAGCGCATCGCCGTCATCGGCAAGCGGTCGCCACAAAACCCACTCGGAATAGCCGGGCAATACGGGGCGAGCGTCGCGCTGAAAGCAGTTCCATGCGTCATCCCATTGGATTGAAATTCCGGCAGCCTTTGCGGCTTTTTCCTGTAATTCGCGGTCGGTCATTTTTGAAAGGTCCGTTTTAAATCGAATAATTTGACGTATGGATAAGCGGGCTTATCTGCCTAGCGTTTATCTAACATGTCCCTAAGGATATATGGCGAGGATAATGAAAGCGTAACAACCGGCCCGGGTCCCTTCGCCACGCGCTCCATGTGAGCCACATCACCATTCCCGATCTGTAACGGCCTATCCTGCTGCGGCGCTTCGGCACGCTGGCAATCCGGGTGATGGTCGCGCCAGGTGCAATGGGCATCGCAGAACGTGTCCTGCTCGGCTTCCGCGTAATCGGCTGGCGTTGCGGCCTGCGGCTCCTGCGCGGCGCTCGGCGCGGCAGCCAGGGCTTCCGCATACCTGGCGCGCGACAGCCATCCAGCCCACCAGGCAGTCGTGTTCAGATCGATATACCAACCACGCTCGTTACGGGCCAGTACATGCGCACGGCCTGAGTCCGTAATCCATTGCTCGAAGGCTGCGCGTTCTTTCTCAGCATCCATGTTCTTCCTTCATAGTTGCAGTGGCGCGGGCTTGCCAAGCTCTCCACATGTCCTCGACTTCATCGCTGAAGTAATACCAATAGGTGCGGCCCTTCGCCCCTCTGAAATCGGGCGTCTCGATCAGGTAGCTCTTGACCCAGGCTTCAAACTGCTGTTTCTCCTGCTCCATAAATCCTCCTCATATTTTGCATAACACCTCATCACTTACCGTTGTCCGAAAACGGCGAATTACGCTGAAGTATGCTCAACATAGTTCCATTCGACAAAATCCTGCTTTCCTTCATCCCATAGCAACAGTTCTTTACGGCAGCAGTGACTAACGAAAACCCGCTCTTTCCTGCTTTCAAGTAGCCGGCCTTGCATGTCTTCGCAACGGTAATGCTCATGCCACGAAGGGAGGGGTCGACAGTCGCCGCAGCCATTGGAGCAACACCAGATTTGGCCTTCCTTCGGTTCTGGCAGCGATGCTTCTTTCTTATGCTCGATCATTTTTGCGTTATCCTTTATACGTTGCGGGGAACAGGCGATTTACATAATGTCCCCGAATCGCCTCTTATGCACCGCGCTTTTCCGCATCCTGCTCTACCGCCTTCACCTGGGATGCGCGCTTAATAGTCACGGTGTCAGTAATCTTGTTGACCTCAAAATCATGCAGGAAGCCAACCGACTTTAATGATTCCAGCGCCTCTTTCAGCATGTAACGGAATTTCCGCAGCTCGGCGCATTTGGATCCGCATATCTGGTAAAGCGTCTCTACCTTGTAGACGAACGGTTCGGCGTGGCTGAAATAGAAGCTATGGAGCCATTTCGCCAGCGGTGTCAGCTTCTGCCGCTGCGGCCAGTCAATGAGCGTATAGCCGTCGCTGACAAACAGAGCCATCATCTTCGGATCCAGCTTGATCTTCCAGTTCGTGCGAACCTCGTTGGAATCCATGTCCGACCAGGCCACGTCGCACATCCGACCCGTGAAGCCTTTCCTGCCATTGTTGTAGGTCACAATCACAGTCGATTCGGTGAGCCTGAACAGGGACCCTTTCAGCCGTTCATACTCCCGGCCACTAACACCCCACCCCAATCCCTTCAGCAGTGCCTCGCCGGTTATTTCGATCTCGGTGCCGCCAGCGACATCCCGCGCCATGTGGATGGTCTGCAGATACACGTCGGCATCATCCTGCCGCAACTCCATGCCGGTATAGAACAGGTCAAAGCCATTGATCGAGGCCACATTGACCCGCTGCAGCATTTCCCGTTCCTCCGCCTTCCCTGCCGCCTTAAACAGTGCCGAGCGGGCAAACGGATTCGGGATCCCGCGCTGCTGGTCGCGCCAGGATGGCATCTTTGTTGGAAACCGCCGCTCCTGTAATTTCTCAGATGCAGCGATCAGGCTTTTTTCCTTCATTCTTTCTCCCCGTCATCGTGTTATGGCTGACAATCCATCGTGTTATGGCTGACACTTATCCACAATCGTCGTGTTATGACTGACAAAGTGCCGTGTTATGGCTGACGTTTTATCGTGTTATGGCTGACGCTGTGGATAAGATTTCGTCAATGAATCATGGATTTACAAGCGGTTTCCGATTGCCTAATCTTTCTTTAATCTTTTCTTAATCAAAACCGTCTATCAGGGCCTGTAATGTTTCGCCAGCAACTCATCCACGCGATCCTCAACGGCCTTCAACGCGATCGAATGCATGGACTCATTGGGCAGGTTCTCAGCCGCCCACGTCAACTTCGCATGTAGCGGCTCAGGAAGTCGCAACGAGAACACAGTTTTTACCTTTGGATTTGCCCGATCCCAAGGGCCAGACACATCAGCAGCGATGGTCGGCCTTTTCTCGTTCCTGGTGAACTCCAGTACCGTCTGCTCCAACTGCTCGATGAACGCGGCCTGCCTTGCAACCTGTTCAATTAGCTCTTTACTCATGGCGTTTCCTTGATGTGACGTTAACATCATATCATGAATAATAAAGATATCAAGATAGATTGCAATCAAGCTACCTTGATATCAATATCCCAAGGCATCAAGATATTTCGCTACCATGCGAGAAATCCATATAGGGAGGAAAGAGTGAAAACGATAGGTGTCTTCAATTCCAAAGGCGGATCTGGGAAAAGCACAATCGCTGTTCATGTTGGCGTCGCTGCTGCGTATGAATCGCGTGTCGCGCTGCTTGATGCGGATCCACAGGGTACGCTTAGCACGTGGGGAACCGTTCGCCAGGAAAAGGCGCCTGCAGTCATGGCTGTGACAGCCGACAGCTTGCAAGCAGAGCTGCGAAAGCTGGAGCTGCAAGGCGTTGAGTTGGCACTGGTGGATTGCCCGCCATACATCACGGCGGAAAGCTCTCGCCTGGTCAACTTGTGCGACTTCATCGTGGTTCCGGTTCAGCCAACTATGCCGGACATTTCTGGATGCATGAAGGCAATCAAGATAATTCTGGCGGCAAAGAAGCCTTTTGCATTTGTCGTCAATCGGGTGCGTCCGCGGGCGCCGGAAACGCAGGAAGCGGTTGATGCACTAAAGCAGCATGGAGATGTGTGCAAAATCATGTTCGGGGACCGCGTTGCATTCTCCAGGGCATTGGCAAGCGGATTGTCAGTTCATGAATTTTCAGCAAAAAGTGAAGCCGGGAAGGAGGCTGCGGCCGTCTCGCATTGGATCCTTTCTATGGCGAAGGAGAAGTGATGGCAACTAAAGCACAGCCTCTTTCTACGTTCACAGATGTGGAGGATTCTCCAGTTCGTCCCACCGCATTGCCGGACCCTGAGCCGGCACAAACAGAATTACGGCAGAAGGTTTTCAGGCTCACGCCGGCCCAAGCCAGGGCACTTAAGAAGTTCTGCGCCGACAGTGACATGACAATGCAGGAAGTAATTATTGAGGGCATAAATCTTGTTCTGAAGGCGCGCGGCCTGCCTACGATATAAAGAAATAAAGGTAGAAAGATATCAAGATACATTGATACCTTTCACCCTTGATTGCTTATTTCAACCGACTTGACTGCAGCTCTTTTACGCTGGCCGGCACTTGCGGGTAGGCCGACCAAGCATCAAAGAAGCCGATGCTGTCGGATGTCCACACGGTCGGCACAAGCACGCCGCCTCTGCCGAGAGCCAGCACCCTTGCCCCGTTCGGCGGTGGCGCCTGGTGCGCGTCGATCAGCTCGACGGCGGGCCGGGTAGGGCGGTCAGGCTCCATGCTTCAACCTCGCTTCCCGCTCGAGCTTCAGGCAGTAGACCTCGTAATCCTCGGGCGGCTCGCGGTCGTCAGGATGCGTCCGCGAGCGCAGCCAGTGCGCCTCGGCACCGTCGAAGCCGCAATGCTCGCAGCAGCCGTCATCGTCCCATTCGTGGCGGATTCGCTCCATTACGCCGCCTCCCTATGCTGCTGACTGCGCCGCGGAATCCACGCCAGCATCGGATCAGGCGGGGGAGGGCCGATCTTGCCGCGCATCTTCTCCGCGCGCCGATCCATCCACGCTTCTACTTCGTCATCGGGCGGCATCTGCGTCGTCGCGATCGCATCGGGCCGATTGCCTAGCGCGAAGATTTGCGACGGCTGGCCTCCTCGCGCGCGAGCCTGCAGTTTCCAGACGAAAACCACTTTCCGCCCACGGGTGCGCAGATCGCGCAGATGATCGCCGACCGCGCTTACGCTGGCTCCGATCTCGTCGGCGAGTTCGCGGGCGCTTTTCGGGCCGGCCGCGAGTTCATCGAGAATGGCCTGGCGGATACGCTCGCCGATCACTTTGTTGTGTTTGCTGATCGACATTAGCGGCTCCCGGTGCTGCCGAAGCCGTTGTCGCCGCGCTCGGTTGGCGTCAGTTCGTCCACGACTTCAAGCTCAGGAAGCGCAACGGGAACAATCAGCATTTGGCAGATGCGTTCTCCGCGGCGGATCTTCATCCAGTCTTCGCTGTTGTTGACGACATTGGCGATGAACACGCCGCAGTAGTCGGAATCGCACACACCGACTACGTTCTTCAGATGCATGCCGCGGCTGCCCGTGGACGAGCGCGGGACCAGCATTGCCACATGCCCGGCTGGCACTTCGGCGCGGAAGCCGAGCATGATCTTCTGCGACTCGCCGGGATACAGTTCGGCGTCCATGTCGGCGTAGCAGTCATACGCGCCGGCGCCGTCCGTGGCGCGGGCGGGAAGGATGGAATCGCTGCTGCTTTTCTGTACTTTCATTTGGTGTCCCTGAAGTTGACTCCGTGCTGCGCGCCAAACGCACGCGCAAGCTCCAGGAGTTCGCTGAATTCTTGTTTGGTCATCTTGCTCGTGCTGCTGCCCATCACTACAAAGCCGCCATCGATCCCTGGCATGACATCCTGTTTTTTGAGCGAGGCGGTCAGCATCGTTTTCCAGCTCTCTGGCGACAGGCGCCGGCCATGCCATTCCACTTGCTCGGAGATGTCGGTGAGCGTGGCCCATAGCGCGGCATTGGCTTCCAGGCTGCGGGTCGGCGGCTTCACCTGGACGACATACCCGGCCGGCGCCTGCATGACCCATGCCGCGGCATTGCGCCGGGCCTGGTCATGTGCGAGCACAAAGAGGCGCTTTTCACTCATCAGAACGGAATCGCGTCGTCTTCAAAGGCGAAGTCGTCGGCAGTCTTCTGCTTAGTGGGATGCTGACGCTGTGAAGGCTGCCCATCGCCGGCTGGACGGCTGCCGAGCATCTTCATGGTGTCGCCGCGGATCTCAGTGACGTACTTCTCGACGCCATCCTTATCGGTGTATTTGCGGGTCCGCATGGCGCCCTCGACGTAGACCTGGCTTCCTTTCTTCAGGTATTCGCCGGCGATCTCGGCCAGCTTGCCGAAGAAGGAGATGCGCACCCATTCCGTCGCTTCCTTCTTCTCGCCGGTTGACTTGTCTTTCCATGTCTCGGTTACGCCGATGCTGATGTTCGCCACCGCATCGCCGCTCGGCATGTACTTCACTTCCGGGTCGCGGCCGAGATTGCCGATGAACATGCATTTGTTGAGTGACGCCATAGTTATGCTGCCTCTAGGATGTTGTGCTGCTGGTTGATAATGGATACGAGATCTTCCAGGTACTTGCGCGCGGCATCGACCTTGACCTTGATCTTGTCTTCGAGCGCCTTGTCCCGCTCATAGGGGACGACGGTTACGCGCAGCGCCTCATCGATGTGGTCGACGTAGTGCAGCTCTGGCTGCTCGTACTTGATGAGTTCGTCCGGCGTATTGACCATGCAGTACGCGATTTCTGCCTGGTCAACGTCCCAAAGCATCATGTAGGCGCGGAGCTGCCATTCGTAGGTCTTGTCGCGGCCGGCTTCCGCAGTGGCCGGGAACGTCGCCAGGCTCCAACTGCTCTTGATGTCGATGATCTTCGAGCCGGTGAAAATGTCGCATTCGCCCGTGACCCAATCGTTATTGCGGCGCTCGGTATTCTTTGTGTAATTGGTGAAGGACACGGAGTTATAGAGCGCAATGGACTCCTCCTCGACAATCTGGCCCTTGTCCATGTATTTGCCGGTGATGACCTGGTTGAAGCCGTAGACGTACTCTTTCGCCATTGCTTCCAGGTAGGTCTTGGCGCCCTTGGACAGAATCTCGCCCTTCTCTTTCGGGTCGGTCATGATTTCTGCCAGGGACGAGGCACGGAAACGGATCATGCTTGCTCCTTGGTAGCTTCGTTGACGCGATTACGCTGCTCATCGGTGAGGGCGAATCGCGCTTCCAGTTCTTCGACGGTGTAGGTTCCGGCATTGATCTGCTCGATTGCCTTCTCTAGCCGCGCATCGGGGATTCCCGTCTTCTGTCGCCGCGGCACGTTCGGGCGAATGCGCAGGCATTCCACCGTCTCTCCGGCCAGCTTGGTCGTGCTGGCGTAGAGCGTGATGTCCTTTCCGCGCCAGTCCTCGATGTACGGGCCGTACAGCTTGTGGATCGACTTGGAATTGGTCATGTTGAGGATCAGCGGCTTCTGCCCGACCAGGTGAGCGACGGTGCATTCCTCTTTCTTGCCGCCCGTGCCGGTGATCGTCTCAAGGCGCACGAAATCGATGGTTACGGTCAGATCCTCGCCATCGGGCAGGGCATAGACGCCGATGTAATCTGGGTTAACGAGTTGCTTCCAGTGGGTTCGGGTATTCATGGTTTAACCTTTTCGCTCGGAGGTTAGTTAGTCGGGTACTGCTGGATTAATCTTCGCCGCCTGGGTCACTCATAGCGCCTCATCAGTCGGCGGGCCTCGCGCAGCGCTGCGATGCGGGTGAAGCCGGTGGCGCGGAAGTAGCGGTAAAGCCGTAGCGTGGTCATCAGAACGCTCCCGCGACGCAGATCAGCACAGCGATGATTGCCAGCGATGCGGCGGGATGGCGGTCGATCCAGGCACCGGAGGGCAGCAGCAGCGATTCGATGGCGTTGCGGCGCAGGGTGGCGGCGCTCATGCGGCCTCCCCGGTAGCTTTAGCGATGGCGGCACGAGCCCCATTGAGGGTTGCGAGGCCGGGGATATCCAAGCCTCCATCGTCCTCCATCGGCTCAAGCAACCGCACCAGGTGCGACAGTTCTCTCAGAAGATCCGGAGCGGCAGCGATCAGGCGGGCATTTGCGCGGCATTCCTCGTCAGTGCTGACAAGGCAGTTCACATAGGTGTCGGCAATTGCGCTGCCTTCTGGGTTCGCAATACGAACGGAGCGCAGCGTCGAATCATTCCAGCGGCCTTCGCCGTCATCGGAAATCAGCCAGGGGGCTTGTGTGTGCTTGCTCATGCGGCCTCCAGCACTTGCGCTTGCAACTGGCGCTCAACGGCCTCACGGATGCGCTCCTCACGCTGCCGGCACATGTCGCGGAGGATGTCTACCGCAGCGCCGATCGTGTGATCCGCGAACTCGCCGACGAGCACAAGCGGCTCTTTCGTGACGATGTGGCGCACATACACCTCGCCGTCAGCGGTGTAGTAGTACACGGCAAGCTCTACGTCGCTGTCGGCGTAGAAGTCCATCTGGCGCGCGCCGGGGAAACTGGCGTACAGATCGCCAAACGACAGATCGCTCGCAATCACGTCGATCTGCGACAGCTTGCCGTCCCGTACCAGCGCGAAATAGTGCGACTGGCGGTCGAGCATCTGGTAGTGCTTCAGCGCTGCATCCTTGTCTTGCATACATCCTCCTGTGCGGGTTTCGTGCCCCGTGAAAGTGCTTGTGCCGGCTGGAAACTTGGGATAACGTAAACACTGTACATGCGTACAGCATTTGGTTCCTTTTGTTTGCCGTTAAGCAGAAGCGGATAGGAGAACTATACCGAATTATCTAAACTCTGTACAGTTTTTTAAACAGTTCGCAAGGTGATTTACTGTTGTGGACCGTTACAAATTTTGTGACAAAACCGATGTTCCAAAAAGAAATACGGTGTAATATTTCCCGACATCAAGACAAGGTCTTTGGGCGTCAATAACAAATAGGAGCTGTGAATGCCATCAACGGCACGCAAAATGAAGCTTTTGGAAGCTTTTGAAACAATGGATGTGGCTGGAGAAATGACGCTCTTGGAGCTGGCGCAAGTATTGGCCGAGCGTTTTCCGAAAAGGATGGCAGATTGCGCAGAGGAAAGCGCAAACGATAGCGGCGTCGCAGGTTACGGACGAACCAAGCCGCTATCGCAGAGAAGCGTACAGATGATGTAACGAGTTAGGCGTTGTGCCCCTCTCCTGGAGGGGTGCGCCTACATAGAGTTTCGATTAGTGTTCGGTCCATCGGACTAGCGGCGCGATACGCCGTAAGAATTTCCATTTCAGCAGGTGTTACATGGGTAAGAAACATCTTCCCTTCGTCCTGCACGTCAGATTCCTTCTCCCCTTTCTTCTTCGGACCTTTGCCCTCCAGCAGCCACTCGATGCGATACCCCAAGGTGTTGCAAATGGCGAGCGCATGGTCACTGTTTATTGATTTTTGCCCCGAAAGCCAGTGATTTACAACGGGCCTTCCAGCCCCGGCAATTTTGGCGAGGCGCGCTTGTTTTCCGTATTCAGAACCATCCATGTCACCAAGAATGACTCGAATCCGATCGGCTAATGCCATCGTGTCTTCGCTCATGTTGTTTTCGGCGCTGAATGGTAAGAGGTTTTGCGTATAGCTTTCGAAACGCTTCTTCGTATGTTGTTGCGGAAATGCGTTCATAAGTTTAAACTGTTTAGATGAATGCGAAACAACTAATCGAAGCGGCCGGAGGTCGCCAGGCGGTGATGCAGCTAACCGGCCTGAAACGCGCCCGGATCTCTCAATGGTGTACGGAAAACTATATTCCGGCCCCGTGGGTGTTGCTCTTTAAGTCCAAGTTCCCGGTTATTCGTAAAGCGAAACTTGAACTAGCTGAAACTTATCATAAAAAAGTGCAGCCTGCTGTTCAGAATTCTAACGCTGAAGGACAGTTTAGCGTTGATAAAGCGCAAACAGTTGCGGCCAGTCAACCTAAGGGGCGGGCATGATGAATTGCGTCCAAGTTCAAACTTCCCAGCAAAGTAAACCGGCAGCAAGCAATACTATTTGCATTGACTGCGGTATTCACTGCCATACGAATGGCCGACGCTGCAAGAAATGCTCTGTGGTGAACAATCTATATAGGGTTTTCGGCACCGGGCAATATGAGGCGCTAACGATTGTTGCAAATGAAATTCGTCGTCAGCGCATGCGGCCCGCAAAGGAATATAAGTGTGTTGATTGCGGCGGAGAGGCTGCAATCTATGAACACCGCGACTACGGCAAACCGCTTGAAGTTGAGCCTGTTTGCCAGGCGTGCAATCTGTTGCGCGGTCACGCAATCCCGAAACGGAAGACGTTCAATGAGTTTGTCACTTTCTGCCTAACCCTAAAGCGCATTCAAGGGAAAGTTACTGCCGCTGATTTCTCGCCTTTCCAGGTGAAATTTTCTAATGCCGCCGAATCTGGGCACGCAAACAAAATAGCCTCCAATGGGAGAAGTGATGAAAAATCTTTTGGGCCTGCCAATAAGGTTCTGCAGCAAATAAAGATCGAGTTTGGACTTAAAACTAACGGTGATCTTGCAGAATTCCTGGGCGTAACTCAGGCAACAATATGCCGGCTTCGCTACTTGGCCTCTCCTGTTCGTGCCAAGTTTATAAACAGTGTCCATAGGCGTACTGGATGGCCTGTTAGCCATATCAAACGACTGGTGGGCCAAGCATGAGCGCGCCAACTCTCGACCCGCGGCTGCTGACAGACCAATACCGCGCCAAGACTGCGCGCATGGTGATGTTCAACCTGTCGCAGCGTCAGTGCAGCCAATGCCGGCGCCGCCGCAGTCCTGGCCGCTTCCTGGCTGGCGGCGATGTGTGCTTCGACTGCCGGAGGAGGGCGCAATGAAGGCTAAAAAGTCGCTCTTGCCGCTGATAGTTCTCGGCGCTGGTCTTGGCCCTGGCTGGCTTACAGCGATGCTGAACCAATTTCCCGAGCCAAAGCCGCCGCGCGAGAAAACAGCCGCGGATCTCGCCACCATCGCTCGCGCAGAAGAGAAGCGGCAGCGTAAGGCCAACAAGATCAAGAGGGCGGGCAAATGAAGGGCTCCACGCCAACCAAGGCCGATAAGGCTCTATGGGATGCGCTGGCGTCTCTCGGCTGCGCTGCCTGTCGCAAGGACGGCATCGTCAATCCTTGGGTAAGCATTCATCACCTGGACGGTAGAACTAAGCCTGGCTGTCATCAACGGGTTCTGGCCCTGTGTGGTCCGCACCATCAGCAAGACGACAGCTCGGGAGTATGGGCCGTACACCCGAATAAAGCTCGCTTTGAACAGGAGTACGGCACACAAGAGGAACTGCTTGAGGAATGCAAGCAGATATTGGGGCTGGAATAGGACAGCCAAAACAAAAACCCGGCGCTGCACGAACAGCCCGGGTCACGATTCACACATTCGAAGGATGTAAATGAATAACCAAAGTATATCGCAAAAACATACGGTCTTGCAGAGGGGCGACGAATTCTTCGTTGTGTACCCGACGCCGGGCCTTGAGCATGTGCCGACGCTGGCACTGATCTGCAGGACTGAGCAGCAAGCGCAGGAACAGTGCGACCGCCTGAACGGAGGTTTGCAATGAAGCCGGCCAAAGTGCTTAACCTGGAAACGCCGAGGGCGCCACAAGTGGAAGACGGATATACCCGCATCGCAAACGAGCTGTTCGACGCCATTCTGCGCGCCGGCCTGACCGCCCGCGAACTGTCGGTTGTGATGGCGATCATCCGCAAGACCTATGGCTACAACAAGAAGCAGGACGACATTTCTGCATCGCAGATCGGCGGCCTGTGCAACATGGCGCGCAACCATGTGACGACCACGCTCAAGCAACTGGAAGCAAAGCAGATCATCCACAAGCGCGAAGGCTCCTATGGCTCAGTTGTCGGCATCCAGAAAGACTACTCCCTGTGGCTCCTGAATGGAGATAGTCCCAAATCGGGACTAGTCCCAAATCGGGACGTAGATAGTCCCAAATTGGTACTAGTCGATAGTCCCAAATCGGGACACACAAAAGACAACCTTCCAAAAGACAACCTACAAAAGACACCGAGCAGCGAAAGAAAAATCTCGCTGCTCGCATTCCTGGAGCGCTGCAAGGCAGAGAGCAGGAAGCCCATTCCTGAAGACGATGCAGTTTTTAAGTATGGCGAGAGCGTTGGAATCTCCATCGAGTTCATCCGCCTGGCCTGGATCGAGTTCAAGCGTAAGTACAGCGCAAAAGGCGCACGCAAGTACATCGACTGGAATCAGCACTTCCAAAACGCTGTACGCGAGAACTGGTACCACCTGTGGTTCATCAAGGGCGACACCTACGAACTGACCACCCGCGGTCTGCAAATCCAAAAAGAACTCAGGGAGCAAGCATGAAAGCCAACGATCTGCCAAACGCCAACGATGCCGTCTATGCCGAGCAATCCCTGCTTGGCGCCCTGATGCTGGACAACGAAGCGCTGTATCGTGTCCCTGACGTAAAAGCCGAGCATTTCTACCGCGCCGACCATCGCGCGATCTTCGAGGAAATCTGCAAGCAGATTGGCGCCGGCAAGACTGCCGACCCGATCACGCTGTTTGCCTCCCTGCAGACCAAGGTCGATGACTGCCTGCATTACCTGACGCAGATTGCGACCAATACCACCTCGGCCGCCAGCGCGAACCGTTACGCCGACATTGTGATGGACCGTGCGCTGAAGCGCTCCGTCGCAGCGCTCGGCGGCGAAATGATGGAGTTGCGCACATCCCTGGAGCCAGCAGACACGATCATCGACCGCCTTGCCGCCAAGGTCGAAGCGCTCGCGCAGAAGCAGACCCGCCAAGAGCCGCAGCGCCTGAACGACATGCTTGGCTCTTACGTCGATGTGATCCAGGCGCGCATGGACGGGAAGATCAAGCCAATTTCGACCGGCTTTGCGGATCTGGACCGACGCCTTGATGGTGGCCTGGAGCGCGGAACGCTGACCGTTGTCGCTGGCCGCCCGGCAATGGGCAAGACCGCATTCGGCCTCGGCATCGCTCGCAATGTCGCGGAATGGGGTAGCAGCCTATTCCTGTCGATGGAAATGAGCCGCGATCAGGTGAACGACCGCCTGATTGCCGCGCTCGGGAAATTGCCGATCGCCTGGCTGCGCCGGCCGGACGACCGCAGCGACGAGGGAAAGCAGAACTTCAACCGGATGACCCACGCTTTCCAGCGCGCGCAGGAGCTGAACCTGTACATCGACGATCAGACGGCGCTCAACATGCTCGACATACGCGCTAAATCGCGCTCAGTGAAGCGCAAACAGGGTTTGGATGTCCTGGTCATAGACCAGCTCAGTTTTATCGCTGGAGGCGCTTCTGACAAGAGCTGGGAGGTTGTCGGAGAACACACGCGCGGCCTGCTGCAGCTAGCCAAGGAATTGAACATCGCAATCGTGCTGCTCTGCCAGTTGAACCGGAAATGCGAGGAGCGCAACAACAAGCGGCCGATGCTCTCCGACCTGGCAGTTTCCGGGTCCATCGAGCAGGACGCGGCGAACGTCATCTTCCTGTACCGCGATGAGGTCTACAACAGCGAAACGATGGACAAGGGCGTCTGCGAGGTGATCACCGCGAAGCAGCGGCAGGGCGAGCCGGGAACGGTCGGCCTCGCGTACATCGGCAACCAGACCCGATTCGAGGATCTGGCGACGCCATGGCAGCCGAGCGAACAGCGGGAAAAGCCGCGCAGTCGGGGTTTTGATTGAAGGCTGGCGAGGAATGGCGCTTTGAATGCGAAACGCGCTACGTCCTCACTCTGCGGCGCATCAGCAGAGATCGCGCCGCAGCGTATATCGGCAAAGTCGGCGACAAGCGCGGCGCAGAAGCAGCGAAGGCGCTAAGGGAAGCAGCAGCGGCATTGTGGAAAGCGGAACAACAGCGAAGGGAAGACAAATGAGCGGAATTGGAATGGGAATTGGAGCGGCAATGGCGGCAGAGCAGGCGCGTAGCGAGTTTGAGCGGTCGGCCAACTTTGACCCGGTAAGCGACCGGTATCCGCGCAAGCCTGACAACGGCGACCGCAACCGGCGCAGCGACAAGCCGGCAACAGATCCGGTCAACCGGCCCGCGCACTACACCGGCCACCCGAGCGGCATCGAGTGCATCCAGGTGACGGAGCACATGGGCTTCAACATCGGCAACGCAGTGAAGTACTTGTGGCGCTGCGACCTGAAGAAAAACGCCATCGAGGATCTGGAGAAGGCGGAATGGTACATCCGGCGCGAGATCGAGAAGCGCAGGAAGGCCGCGGCGTGATCCATCTGACGCTGCCCATCCCGCCAAGCATCAACCACTACTACGGGCAAAGCCCGCAGGGGCGGAAGTTCATCAAAGCGCCTGGCGTGAAGTACCGCCAGGAAGTCGCGGAAATCGTCGCCGAGAAGGGCTGCCGGAAGCTTGAAGGCCGTATCACCCTGTTCGCCATGATTCATCCCGCAGACAAGCGCCGCCAGGACTTGGATAACCGCAGCAAGGCGCTTCAGGACGCATTAACGCATGCCGGCGTCTGGCTGGATGACGAACAAATCGATGAGCTGCACCTGGTGCGCGGCGACGTAATGAAGGGCGGTCGCGTGACGGTAGTGATAACAGAAAGGGATAAGTAATGGCCGGGAACAGCAAGCCGCGCAAGCGCTACAACAGCGACCGCAAAAAGCTCCATGTGCCGATGACGGCCGCGCGCAATCCATTGGCGCTCGATCTGCATCTGACCGTCGAATCGCTAGTCGCAAACCCGAACGAAGCCACGGGCGGACGCCTGGCGCGCATCCTGGCCGCAATGGCGAACGCGATCAACTATGGCTCGCCAATCCGCATCGCAGACAGGGAAGACGCGGACGCTGTAGCCGTGAGAGGCGCTATGACCGCATTGCAGGCCGTAGAAGAGCGTTTCGACAGGCTCGGCAAGTATGGACTCAGCGGCGACGAAATAACGGCTCTGAGGGCCGCTGCTGGCGGATTGGACCAATCGCTCGCAAGGATTCCTTTCAATGTGTTGCAGGAGTCAATTCGAGCGGTGAATAGGATTTGCCCATGACGGGCGGCATAGACGGATGGGAGCGCATCCGCCTGCTGCTGGCGGGCGCGAACAAAGAGCGCAGCTACGCCATGCCGGCGAAATACTACGGGCGCGACCCTGCCCGCTATATCAAATTCGAGAGCGAAAAGACGCCAGTCAGCAAAGGGGAAGTGATGCAGAAACTCGCCGTAGTCGATACTTTCCACCAGCAGTCGCCCTATGAGCAACTGCTGTCGATGTGGGCTGCCTGGATGCGTCTCGCCGACCATCAGCACTCACTCGCAGAAGGGCATCCGCAGGACACGAAAGAGTTTATGGCGGCCGGCGAGGCAGTAAACACGATGATTGATGATCTTCCGCGCTATCAGTGGTGGGCTATTCGCAAATCCAGAAACATCTGCACCGTCTGGAACTTTCCGAATGTCTCACTGGATGAGGCGCTGGCCCAGGCCGAAGCGATCCTGACGCCGAAACTGAAGGCAGGCGCAGCGACGAAGCGATATTTTCCTGCCGATGAAAAATAATTGTTGCGCGCGGAGAACTTCTGAATTATGCTATGCGCGTTAGATGTGATTTTTGCGTCTATTTAGTGTCTGACAGCCGGGAACAGACCGGCCTACATCCAACGCCTCGCCTAACCCGCGGGGCGTTTTGCATTCTGGAGCCGCTATGCACGCAATGACCATGCTGATGATGCTGTGGGGGGCGTGGCTGCCCAAGCCGTCGAAATAACCGTTCTCCTCCGCGTGGCAATCGCCGCGCTTCGCCGCCCTCCTTGACTGGCAGGGCGGCACCTTTTATTCGCAGCACGCACAAGGATAACCATGCTCGTACTCACTCCCGGCTATAGCGTCACGCTCACGCTGAACGCGCAGGATAGCGTTTTCGTGGAATCGCGCGACTCCGTAGTGGTCGAGGCAGTGTCGGGCCTGGGGCTTTCGCCGGGCGTGATCGCCACGCTGGACGGCAAGCAGACGTTCGGCCCGTATGCGGCTGGTCAGTTTAAGCTTACGGCCATCGGCGGCGACTGCGCTTACAACGTGATCGCGGCGAGCAATACAGGCGGCGTGCAGCTCGCTTACGACGCATCCGGCAATGTGCTGGGGGTCGTGGCACCGGGTGGGGTGGTGCCGATTCGTTCAGCTGTGCGCGTAGCATTTTTCGGTGACTCGATCACACAGCAATCCATGTCGTTTGGCCTGCAAATCAACGGCCAGCCAGCGGATAATTTCGGCGGTCAGGGCTTCACTGTATTGTGGGCCGACTGGTCAACGCCAGCAGGTGCAGGGACACTGGTCTATGACCAGACCGCAAAGACGCTGCAATGGACGCCGTTTGGCCTTTCCGCGGGCGCAGCGGTCGATGCATCCACGACTGGCATCTTGCGCATTCCCGGCCCAAGCAACGACACCGGCCTATGGGTGAACTGGTTCGGAAAGTCCCGCCCTTATACCTCCGGCTCGACCTCCGTGACTGTGAAGGCAGACGGATCGCAGCAATGGAACTGGGTCGCTTATGGCTTCCCGGTACAGGCGATGGCATACGCCGGCCAGCGGTTCGTGTGGGCTAACTACAGCGGCCTGCCGGGAGGGAAGGCGTGCTATGGCATCGGCGGTGCGCGCATCAATGACATGAACGACGCAAAGCCGCAGTGGGGCGGCATCGTTTCCGACATCGATGTGATTGAGATTGGTACTAATTCCTGCTCTGCCGGCTATCCGGGCACGCCGACTTTTACGGCTGCGCAGATGATTGCCGACCTGAAAACACTGATTGACACGCGCCGCGCCGTCACGCCGGTTGTGATCGTTTGCACCATCCCGCCGAAAAGCACATCGAACGAAACGATTGCGATGCAGCAGCAGCGTTCTGCGGTGAACCAGTGGATATTCGACTACTGCAAGACTGCGACGGGGCTGATCCCGTTCGACCTGAATGCGCTAGTTTCCGACCCGACGAACGGCCTTTACCTGTCGGGGTACTCGTATGATTCGGTCCATCCGTCAAACATCGGCGCGCAGACAATCGGGTATGCGCTCGCACAGGTGATGCTGTCACTGTCGCCAACGCAGTCCGGCGTGCATTTGCCCGGTTATTTCGACACCTTTGATGCGACTTACAATCCTTACGGGAACATGCTGCCGACCGCTGGCATGGCAACGTTTGAGGGTACGGGCGGCACAGCAGGCACGGGCGCGTCCGGCACTGTTCCGACCGGGTACACGATGAGCCGTGACAGCGGCGCGGCAATGACGGGCACTGGCAGCAAAGTCGCCCGCACGGATAGCATCCCCGGCAACTGGTATCAGGTGCAGCTTGCAGGGGCCGTTGCGAATGAAAATATTGCGTTGCGCACGCCAGGCATCACATCGGCAGTGGCCGGGGAAACGGTCGAGGCGCTGCTGGAAGTAAATGTGCCATCGTCCAGTTTGCTGTACGCGATTAACGTAACCCTAGTGCCGGGCGGTGTGACGGGCAGATCGGCAAGCTCGTTTGCCGCATCCTCAATGGTTCATAAGGACAGCATGGGCAAACTCTGGTTACGTACCGCGCCCTACACGATTCCTGCTGGCGCAACATCCGTCGCGCCGTACATCAACATGAGCACCCAAAACGGCGGCAGCGCGACGATCCAACTAGGCCGCCTGGTTTATAGAAAAGTAAGGCCGGGCTTCTAATCCATGACATCCAAACTCAGCACACAAGAGGACCTGGAATTATTGGCGCAGGCCAAAGAAATCATCGACATGGTGATTTCGGAATGGACGCCGGCGTTCCTTAATGGCGAGTATGACAGCGATGAGCCTGAGGAAAATGCACTTCGGGATAAGGCCAAAGCTTGGCTGTCTCGCTATGAAGAAAGCGTGAAATGACCTCCACACTCATCACTCCACCCGCCACCCTCGCGGTCGATCTCGCATCGGCCAAGTCGGCGCTGAAGATGGCGGATTGAATAGTTTGAATTTAATCAAAGGAAATCAAAGATGACGCGTGGCGGAGCGAGGCCGAACGCTGGCCGCAAAGCTGGCGCGGCAACCAAGAAGACCAAGGAGATAGCGGACAAGGCGGCGGAAGAAGGCATCACGCCACTGGAATACCTGCTATCTGTGATGCGCAACGAGGTCAATGAGCCGAAGGAGCGCGTTACGGCTGCGATTGCTGCTGCTCCCTATGTGCATGCCAAGCTGTCCAGCGTGGAGGCGACTGTAACCGGCAAGGATGGCGGCCCGTTGCAGATGAACTGGACGATTGATTTCGTCGCGCCAGAAGATGAAGGTTGAATTCCCGCAGAAACTAGGCTTCCTGCTTACCGAGAAGCGCCGCTACAAGGGCGCAAAGGGCGGCAGGGGCAGCGCAAAGTCCTGGTCGTTCGCCAGGGCGCTGCTGATCCTCGGATCGACCAGGAAGCTGCGCATACTCTGCACGCGCGAAGTGCAGAAGTCGATCAAGCAATCTGTCCACAAGTTGCTGAAGGATCAGATCGAAGGCTTGGGCCTGGGCAGCTTCTATCAGGTGCTGGAAAACGAAATACGCGGCAAGAACGGTTCCGAGTTCTCGTTCTCCGGCCTGTCTGACCAAACGGTTGATTCGATCAAGTCGTTTGAGGGCTGCGACATTGTATGGGTAGAGGAAGCGCAGAGCGTCAGCAAGCGGTCATGGTCGGTACTGATTCCGACGATCCGCAAGGAAGGTTCTGAAATTTGGATCAGCTTCAATCCTGAGCTTGAGACTGACGAGACTTACGACCGATTCATTACGAATCAGCCGGAAGATTGCATCATCGTGGACATGAATTACAGCGACAACAGGTGGTTTCCTGCTGTGCTGGAGAAAGAGCGGCTGCATGCGCTGGCTACGCTGCCGAAAGCCGAGTATGAAAACATCTGGGAAGGCAAGTGCATGCCGGCTGTCGCTGGCGCTATCTACTATGAGCAGGTAGCCAAAGCGGAAGAAGAAGGCCGGATCTGCAATGTGCCGTATGACCCGCTGCTGAAGGTGCAGGTTGTGTTCGATTTGGGCTGGAACGATGCCATGTCGATCAGCCTGGTGCAGAAAAGCCTGTCATCGGTCGCGGTCATCGAGAACATCGAGCAGTCGCACAAGACGCTGGATTACTACTCGGCGCTGCTGCGTGAGCGTAAGTACCGATGGGGCAAAGTGTGGCTGCCGCACGATGGGCGCCACAAGAACTATCAGACCGGCAAGAGCGCGGAAGACGTGATGAAGGCGCTTGGGTGGGATGTCGCCATTACGCCGAACATGAGCATTGAGGACGGCATCAGGCTTACCCGCATGAACTTCGGCAAGTTCTACTTTGACAAGACGAAGGCAGCCAGGATCGTGCAGTGCGCCAAACGGTATCGCCGCAGCATCAACCAGCAGACGCAGGAGCCAGGCGCACCGCTGCATGACGAGTGGAGCCACGGCGCCGACAACCTGCGGTATATCGCTGTGAATGCCGAGAAATTCACGAATGATGATTGGGGCAACCTGCCTCCGCTACAGACCAACAGCCCTGACGATTCAGGGCTTTATTTTTAGGGATGAACATGGACATCGGACAAGCAACTGCATTCTTGAAAAGCGGTGAGCGTGTAGCCCGCGCCGGATGGAATGGCAAGGGCATGTACCTTGAACTGCAGATCCCGGACGCGCATAGCAAGATGAGCCTGCCGTATGTCTACATGAAGACCGCAGATGACAAGATGGTTCCTTGGCTGTGCAGCCAAACCGATCTGCTGGCTGAAGATTGGCAGGTAGCGTCGTAATGAGCGATTCCATGCACGCAACCACCGGCCTTGCCTCGCTCCTTGAGGGGCGGCTTATGGAATGGGAACTTGCGAGAAAACCGCAGGAATTGAAGCTGCTTGAGTGCTACGAGGATGTCATGCGGATCGCCCGCGATGGCGACACCAAGGGCAGCGGCGTGGCGAAGTCGAAGAAGGCTGCCGGCCTGTTCATCGGCTCGACCCGCAACAAGGTGCGTGCCGCCCGCGCCAAGATCAACGATGCGCTGTTCGGTAATGGCCTGATGCCGTTCGACACGACGCCGACGAATGAGGAACTGAAGAAGTACGCCGACACGGTGGAAGACATCGTGAACGAGCAGCTGGAGCGGATGAAGTTCAAGGATCTGCTCAAGACCGGCGTCAATACCCTGGCGACCTACGGCACCGGTTTCATCTTCGGCCCGTTCGTGCGCAAGGAGACATTGACCGAAACCTTCGCGGAAAACTCGCAGGTTGGCACGCAGATCAAGGAAAGCAAGTACGAGTTCGACTTCCCGTATTTCGAGCTAGGCAACACGCTGGACGTGTACCCGGACCCGGAAGCGCGCAACATTCCTGACGGACTGGGCGTGTTTTGGGTGACGATGGAGTCACCGCACACTGTTCGCGCATGGGAAGCCGACAAGTCGTACAAGAATATCGCTGAGGCGCTGCAGGGCGCATCCGACAACGGCAACGAAACCGGCTCTGAAATTTCCGGCCAGCGCCGCGGCAATGTGGAGTTCTGGAACAAGAATGGCCGCATCAAGGTGGCGCGTTTCTTTGGCAAGGTGCCGAAATCCGCCCTTCACGGCGACGACGCCACCGACACCGGCGAGATGGTCGACGCCATCGTGATCATGGCCGGCGGCGTGGTGGTCAAGGTGGCGGAAAGCCCGTATGGCGCCCGGCGACCAGCGCACCGCTGCGCGTACGAAGAAGTCGAGCATGAAATGTGGGGCGTCGGTGTCGCCGAGAATAACGCGCCGCACCAGAAAACGGTGAATGCCGCGTTCCGCCTGTTCATGGAAGGCAAGGGCATGGCGCTGCTCGGCACGAAGTCGGTGGACCGCTCGCTGTTTCTGCAGACCGAGAATTTCATCAAGTCGCCGGGCAAGGTGTACCAGTTCAAGCCGGGCCTGTCGCCGGATGAGCGCAAGACGGCGATTATCGAGCATACCGAGCCCGACATTACCGGCGGCTGGCTCGATGTCATCAAGATGAGCGAGCAGTTTTCCGATGATGACACCGGCATCACCAAGTACACGCAGGGCGATGACAGCAGCAACCTGAACAAGACCGCCACCGGTATCTCGATGATCATGTCGGCGTCGTCGCTGCCGATCAAGGAAGTGATCCAGCACATTGACGCGAACTGGATCGAGCCGATCATTGAATGCCTGATCGACTGGAACCTGAAATACCTGGAGCCGGAAACGGTCGAGAAGATCCACGGCAAGGACGTGGCGGCGACCTGGACGCAAGTCAAGCAGTTCGGCAAGGCCAGCTTCATGGAGTGGCAGGCGACCGGCACCAGCTCGTTCATGCAGAAGGAGATCCTGACCAACAAGCTGCGCGCCTTCAGCGAGTTTGCCATGTCGAACCCAGCCACCGCGCCGCTGATCGATGCGCGCGAACTGCTGCAGCAGACCTGGGATTGCATGGAAATTGGCAAGGAGTCGCCGATCCTGAAGGAAGACGGCCAGGCCAAGATCCCGCCGCAAGTGCAGCAGCAGATGCAGCAGGCGCAGCAACATGCGCAGATGCTGGAAGAATCGATGAAGGAGCTGGGCGACAAGTACAACGAGCTGCATGCCGGCGCCGAGCTGGAGCGGCAGAAACTGCTGCTGGACCGCTACCGCGCCGAGACCGAGCGCCTGAAGCTGATCTATCCGACCATGCCGATGCAGTTGGGCCAGGTGATCGCGCAGGAGTTCGGCCTGAACCTGATCGCCGAGCAGCGCGAGGAAGCGCAGCAGGAAGCCGCAGGAGGCGCGCAAGCAGAACCGGCAGAGCAGGAGCCGCAACCGATGCCGCAAGCGCCCATGCAGCCGCCTATGCCGCCGCAAGCGCCCATGCCGCCGCCGCCTGATCCGCAGATGCTGCAGCAGCCACCCGAACAGCCGGCCGATGCCGGTTTTTTTCCGCCTGAGCCGCCGCAAGAGGGCATGCCGCAATGATCCTGGAAGACAGAATCGACCAGATCAACCAGCAACTGCCGGCGCTGCAATCTGCGGTGCTGGTGGGCTTGCTGCGCGAGCGCATCGCCACCCTGACCGAACGGCTGATCGGCGCGGATAGTGAACAAGTACGCGGCGCGATCAAGGAACTGCGCCAATTGATCGATTTACCGGGCCAACTGCAGACCGAGTTGGCCTACCTGACCGCTGGATTATCCGAGCAATCGGACCCGGCAAACTAGCAACCGCAGCACCCGGACTCCCTTACCTCCTATCGGGGGAAGGCCCACTTAGGAGTAGCAAAACAATGTCGGAATTGACCCCGGAAGAATACGATCGTCAGTACAACGAAGCACTCGCCAAGCTGGACGCGGCGGCAGCCGGAGAACCGGAAGCCACTCCCGCACCCGAGCCGGAACCTGTCACCGAACAGGCGCCGGAACCAGCCAAGGCAGACGAACCACCGCCAGTGGACCCGCTGGAAGAGCTGCGGGCCAGGCTGGAGAAGGCCGAGAAGATTGCCGCCGATAACAAGGCTTGGGGAACCAAGCAGGCGCAGGAACTCGCGGCCCTCAAGCGCGAACGGGAGCAGCAGCAGCGCGAAGCCAGCAAGCCGGCCATCCTGGATGCCAATCCAGAACTGGCAGATGCGATTCGCTATGTGGCCAGCGATCCGGCGCCGCAACAGCAGGTGCAACACCAACAGCAACAGTGGCAGGAATTGGTCGCCTCGGCCCATCCTGGCATTTTTGACATTGGCATTGACCCTGAACTGGAGCAGGCGCTGCTCGCCAAGCGGGAAGCGTTGGGTGAATCGTGGTACGACCCGATGGTGGCGATCCGGGAGATTACGGCAGAAAAGCTTGCGCATACCGAGCGGATGATCGGCAAGAAGTTCATGGCCGAAGCCGCGAAGGCTGCGCAAAAGTCAGCGATGAGCGTTCCCGGCGCAGGCGCCAGCACCGCAAAAGCGGCGCCGGTTGACCCGCAAACGGAAATGGCGAATCGCTATCGCACGATGTCCGCCGCCGAATTCGAGAAAGAACGGCGGCGGGTACTAGGTTATTAACTCTCCCCGATAGGAAATCAACATGGCAACCACCACTCTGAGTGCTCTCCCGCCTGGCGTACAGGCTTTCTACGACCGCAACCTGCTCGCCCGCGCGCAGCCGGCCGAAGTGCATGGTCGCTTCGGCCAAAAGCGCCCGATCGCCCAGCGCAACGGCAACCAGATCAAGTTCCGCCGCTACAGCCAACTGGCGCCGGCCTCCACCCCGCTGACCGAAGGCGTGACCCCGGCCGGCTCCAGCCTGGCTGTGACCGACCTGACCGCCACCCTGGCGCAGTACGGCGACTTCATCACCCTGTCCGACATGGTCTCCATGACCAACCAAGATCCGGTCGTGACCGAAGCCACCGATGTCCTGGGCGACCAGGCCGGCACCACCATTGACCTGGCCCGCCGCGATGTGCTGGTCGCCGGCACCAACGTAGCCTATGCGGGCGGCGTCGCTGGCTTGTCGAACGTCAACACCAAGGTCTCGGCGTCCGACTTCGACAAGGTGATCCGCTTCCTGAAAGTGCAGAACGCCAAATTCGTCAAGGAAGGCATTGGCGCATCGGATGGCGTCGGCACCGGCTCGGTGCGCAAGGCGTTCATCGCCCTGGTGCATCCGGACGTGGAATATGACCTGGAGCAGATGACCGGCTACCGCTCGGTGTCGGACTACGGTTCGCAGGAAGGCGTGCTGGAAGATGAAATCGGCGCTTATAAGAATATCCGCTTCATCTCGTCCACCAACTGCAAGATTTTTGCAGGCGCTGGCGCCGCTGGCACCACCGGCTTCAAGAACAACGGCGCGAACTTCGACGTGTACGCCACGCTGATCCTGGCTGACAACGCCTATGGCGTCTGCCCGCTGTCCGGTCAAGCGATGAACACCTACGTCAAGGCGCTCGGCTCTGCTGGTTCGGCTGACCCGCTGGAGCAGCGCAGCACTATTGGCTGGAAGGCAACGACCACCACCAAAATCTTGAATGACAGCTGGATGATCAGGCTGTGCTCCGCGGCATCCCTGTAATCCCGCTTTAACCCCGCAAGCCCGGCCTCATCCGCCGGGCTTTTTTGATGAGGAAATCCATGTCTGAAGTCATCGATGCACCCGTGAAAGCCAAAAAAGACGCCGTGAAACAATACAAAGTCACGATCCATTCCGGCGAAGACAAGGCCGACAAGGGCGACGTGTTCCTGTCCCACAACTTCAAGTCGCTGCTGATCCAGCGCGATCAGGAAGTGACCATCGGCGAGCATTTCCTGGAAGTGCTGAAGCATTCCACTATCGAAACCACTGTCAAGGATGACAAGGGCAACGAGCGCGCCATCAAGGTTCCCCGTTTCTCCTATAGCGTTCAACCGGCTTAACCATGACGACTACCTGGACACTCCCTGCCGCAGACATCATCACCGATGCGCTGCAGATCTTGGGCGCAATCGGCGCCGGGCAGACTGCCTCCGATGACGACTACAGCGCGTGCCTGACCGCGCTGCAGAACATCATCAAGGAATTGCCGCTGCATGGCGTGTCCTGGCCGAAGATCACCGCCACGCCGGTTGCGCTTGCCTGGGATGCTGCCGCGCCGGAAAATGTGACGCTGCCGGCCGACTATTACGGCGTGCCGCAAGTCTCGCGCATCGTCAACGGGCAAAAGGTCGCGGTCGATGTCATCGCCAAGGCTGCCTATGACGCGCTGCCGTCCGCGCCGCTCGGTGGCGCTCCGCTGCGTCTGTACATCGCGCCGAACAATGTCGGCTACCTGTGGCCGGTTCCCGATGCCGATCCCGGCCTGTCGTTGACGTACCAGGCCATCGGCGCAGATGTCGATCTGTCCGCGCGGCCGGATGTCGCGCAAACCTGGATCAGCGGGCTCGGATACTGGCTGGCCTATGAGGTCTGCCCGAAGTTCGGCATTGACATGATGAGCCGCGCCGATATCGAAAAGCGCTACCTGACCAAGCGCAGCCTGATGCTGTCCTATGCCGCGGAACTGGCGCCGATTACCTTTGGAGTTGCTGACTGATGCGCACGCTGCTCACCTCGGCATCGTACACGGCGCAAAGCCTGAAGGCGTCGGCGCAGCGCTGCGTGAACCTGTACCCGGAATCGAACCCGCCTGATGCGGCGGCGCCGGTCACGTTCTACGGCACGCCGGGGCTGCGCCTGCATTCGACGATGCCCGGTGTCGGCCCGGTGCGCTGCTTGTTCAAAGCCAGCAATGGCAACCTGTACGGCGCGCAGGGGCGCACGCTGTACCGCTATCGCGACGGCGCGTGGCACAACCTGGCGACGCTGGCAACCGCATCCGGCCCGGTGCACGCGGCCGACAATGGCCTGTTTGCGGTCTTTGTCGATGGCTCAACGAATGCGCCGACCGTTGATCTTGGCGGCGATAAAGTGTCATCGATGGGCGGCGAGGGCTGGTATGGCGCGGATTTTGTAGCGTATGTCGATACCTATCTGGTATTCAACAAGCCGAATTCACAGGCGTTCTATATCACTGGGCAGCTCGACCTGTCGCTGGATGCGCTCGATTTTGCGTCGGCCGAATCCTTTCCCGATAACGTGGTGTCGCTGTTGGTCGATCACCGCGAAATCTGGCTGTTCGGCGAGCAGACGACCGAGGTGTTCAGCGATGCCGGCGCGGCGGATTTCCCGTTTGAGCGAGTTAATGGCACGATCATGCAGCAGGGGTGCATCGCGCCGCACTCGCCGACGCGCTTTGATAACTCAATTGTTTGGCTCGGTGGCAATGATGACGGCAGCGGCATCGTGTGGCGTGCCAATGGTTATACGCCAACGCGCATTAGTACGCATGCGCTGGAAAACGAGTTGCGCGGCTATCCGACGCTGGCCGATGCGCAGGGCTTCAGCTACCAGCAGAACGGGCATACGTTCTATGTGCTGACGTTTCCGACTGCCGGCAAGACGTGGTGCTATGACGCCGCGGTAAACCAGTGGCACGAGCGCGCGTATCGCCAGGATGACGGCACGCTGACCCGCAACCGGGCGAACTGCCACGTCTTCTACGGCGGGCAGCATCTGGTCGGCGACTTCGAAAACGGGAACGTCTATGTGCTCGACCCGGAAACCTACACCGACAACGGCGCCGAGATCCTGCGCACCAAGAGCTTCCAGCACATGGTCAGCGACGGCAAGCGGCAATTCTTCCGCAGTTTCGAGCTGGACATGGAAACCGGCGTCGGCAATGACGACGATCCCGACCCGCAAGTGTGGTTGCGCTGGTCCGATGATGGCGGGCATACCTGGAGCGCGACTGTCACCATGAGCATGGGCAAGCTCGGCGAGTACGCGCGACGGATGAACCGCAACCGACTTGGCATGGGGCGCGATCGGGTCTTCGAGGTATCGACTACGGCGAAAACGAAAGTCGTGCTGCAGGGCGCGTTCATTGATGCCGTGCCGGGGGCCGCATGAGCGCGATCAAACTCAACGAAGCCGCGCTGCTGGCGGCTGGATTCGACCGCGCCACGGTGCAGGCGCTGCGGCATCTGGTGCGCCAGGTCGGTCCGGAAGTGGGTGCGACGACGCTGCCGCAGGTTGCCGAGACGGCCGATCTAACCGGGCCTGTGATCATCGCGCTGCAAATCGGTGTCGCGGCGCTGCAGGCGCAGGCAGCGATTTTCGAGGCCGAGCAAGCGAGCCTGCCGCCTGTGGATGCCGACGCGCGCCGGCTGATTGCTGATCTATCCGCCGAGGCGCAAGAAAGGCGCATTACCGCTGATGCGGTTGCGCGCCGGCTTGATGACCTGGGCGCCGAACTGCAAGAGCAGCGCATCACGGCCTCTACGCTTACCGCAATGGTGGATGCGCTCAACGCCGAGCTGCAGGAAGCACGCACGACAAACAACGCGCTGTCACGGCGTATCGATGATCTGGAAAACGGGGTGAACTAATGGGCATGTCCTACTCGAAGCTGTTTGAACCTACGCTGCTGACTGCGACGCCGGCTACGATCCTGACCGTGCCTTCCGGCTCGGCCTCGATGCTGCTCAAGGGCGCGATCGTGCGCCTGACAAATACCAGCAATTCGCCCGTTTCCGTGTCGCTGTACAGCGTGCCGGTTGCGGGCAGCAATGGCGCAACCAATAACTTTTTCCCGGCCAAGTCCGTGCCGGCGAATGACTATATCGATGTGCAAGTGCCGCAGATGAAGGCGGGCGACTTCCTGCAAGGCTCCGCAGTGACGGCCAGCGTCGTCAATATCCAGCCGATTGCCGGGGCTTACTACTCGTGATCATTCAACCTGTTGACGATTACGGCGCCGGCCTGACGCCATTCACGGCTTCCAATGACCCGGAAGTGATGCGCGCAAAGATATGGGCGCTGCAGGAAGCTATGACGGACATGCCGCAAGTGGATTGCCCGGTTCGGCATATCTTCGCGCCGGGCCTGTATGCGCGCGAAATGACCATCCCGAAGGGTGTTACTGCAGTCGGCGCCGTCCACAAGACTGAGCATGTCACCACGATTTCCAAGGGGCGCATGCTGCTGATGACCGACGAGGGAATCCAGGAGGTCAGCGCCGGCTATACGGGCGTGTCCAAGCCAGGCATCAAGCGTGCAGCCTATGCGCTGGAAGATACGGTGATGGTCTGCTATCACCCGACCAATGAAACCGACCTGGACAAGCTGGCAGAGGAATTGACGGACTGCACCACGCAGCAACTGGTCGGAGGCTCGCAAAACAAGCAGTTCATTGCCAACCAAGCGAAGCAATTGAAGGGGTAAATTATGGTATGGGCCGCATCAACAGTTATTGCGCTCGGGGCTGCTGGTGCGGCCGGTGTCGGCGCGATTGCAGCAGCAGAAGCATCGAAGAACGCCGCAAACACGCAGGCCAATGCTGCGAATAATGCCAGCAATGCGCAATTGCAGGCATCGCGTGAGGCGATCCAGTTTCAGCGCGACCAGGCTGCCATCGCGCAGGCGAACCAGCAGCCGTGGCTGGATGCCGGGAAGAATGCGCTGTCGCAGCTTGCTATCGGCATGCGGACCTATCAGCCGAGCACGCTTTCCGTGAACCAGGCTGGTCATACCGCCGGCGTGCAGGCATGGCTGAATGCGCAGCCCGGCTATGTGCCCGAGGCTGGCTACGATTCGCCGTACACCAACACTGCGCAGGCAGTCGGCACGCCGATTGGCTTCCTGAATCAGCCATCGACCGCTTTTTCCACGCCAAATACGGCGTTCACGACGAAGAACATGGCATTCTCCGCGCCGGATACCTCATTCACGGCCAAGAACACGGCATTTGCCACGCCGTTCGACTTCCAGGCCGATCCCGGCTATGACTTTCGCCTAGCTGAAGGCATGAAGGGCATCAATAACAGTGCTGCGGCGCGCGGCGGTGTGCTGTCCGGGGCGGCGCTGAAGG